CAGAAACTACTTACGCGTGCGGGTACGTGACTCCAACAACCACAAACAACAACACACCACACACTAATGACCTACCCCCACACCCACGCAGCACCCACGCACCCAACCACCAACCAGACCATCGAGCCGCAGGTCGATCCGCTAGTCTGGTGTCTCGGCGCCCTGCTCCTCCGGGGTCCAGGGGGTCTCGAGCGCCAGGAGGTCCGCGTCACTCAACGGCGCCGCTTCCGTCCCTCCGGTCATCCGCTGTTCGATCTGCTCGATATGCGCCGCGATCTGACCCAGCAGTTTCCCGCTAGCGGCGATGCGGTCACGATCAGATTTCGTTGGATCGTTGACAACGGAACGTAAGTAGCTTACGACTTCGGGGGCAGCAACACTCAACCCCCCAAAGTACAGATTCCATGAATACGGCGCGATTGCTTCACGTTCCGCCTGGAGCTTCGATTCCCAGCCGTACCGCTTCCGCCAATCGTAGACCGTCTTTTCTGGGATTTTCGGACCATCCCGATTCGCCAGCACCTCGAGCGTACAGACCATATCCCCGTTGCACTGGTGGGCGTACACCTCATACGCGCCGGCCTTGACCCGCTCGTCCCACTGGCCACCTGAGCTTGCAATCTCCAGAACCTCAACCATAGTTCAGGATTCTAGCATCCCTCGTCAAACCCCTTGACACCGAGTACTAGATCATGTACTATATACATGTAGTCAGGAAGTGGCCTGACACACAAATGGCCCGCAAGTGCTGACACACTCCGGGCCGCGATCGAAGGAAGGAACCCTCCGATGAGCAGCAATCCTAGCATCTACCAGCAGCTCGTAGGAGCCACGGACGAGGACAGCGCCTACTACTTCGCGCGGCAGACCCATCGAAGCCGCAACGACGTTCCAGCGTGCCAAGTCTTCGCCGCAGTCAGCGATGCGATCGCCCAGTACCGAAATGGTCGCATCGAGTTCGCGCGCACCCTGGCCGGCATCATCGAGACGTTCCCACTCTCCGCCGGCGATCTCGCCTCCACGCAAGAGACGCGCGCTCGATTGGCCGAACTCTACGCATAGCCTCCACCGTGGGGATCGCTCCCGGTCCCCATCATGGAGTCTAGGTGACTCACAGCAATGGCCGGCGATGCTGTCACATCCCGGCCGCGATGACCAGCCGACAGGAGGCCGATCATGACCGCAGTATCCCACACCAGCGCATCCGAACTCTTCGCCACCACGGGCGTATCCGCTTACCGCTGGTCGAGCTTCGACCCTGAGAAACGCGCCGCCCGTGACCGGATGGAGTTTGAGCAGGACGTGGCAACCCTCCTTGAGCAGATGACCCCGCTAGCCGTCACCGATGAGCAGCGCGCCCTCCTGAATGCCGAGCTCGACCGCTTCATGCAGAACTACCTCAAGCACTACGCCGGCATCTACGCTGCGCGTGGTCGTACCGCTTCCACGATGGTTACCGGTGGCTCTAACTTCAACCACCGGCGCAACCAGAAATACCTCGACATCGAGCACCGGCGCGTCTCGGAGTTCCTCGACTGGCGCGAGAAGGCCCAGGCGGCCATCAAGCGCGCGCTCCTGGACGCCCGCACCGAGGAGCAGAAGGCCGACGCCATGACCCGGCGCCTCATCAAGTGGGCCGCGGAAGAACTCGATACCCTCGACAAGATCGCCCGGGCCGAGCGTGGAGATACCAGCGTCCCCTCCTGGTATGCCGCGATGAACAAATCCGCCTTCGTCACCAGCTTTACCAGCAAGCTGCACCGTGAGGTCAAGAACGGGCACCTGGCCGAAGTGCAGGCGTGCTTGCGCTGGCTGGAGGAACAGCAACAGGCCACCGGGCGCCAGCTCATCACGAAACGAAATAGCGTCTGGGCCTACCTCGACCAGCAGCCGGCCGAACCCACCCCGGCCGGTGAATCCGAAGTGATCTATTGCGTCGATGGCGTGACCGTGACCGCTAACCATGAACTTGGCCGCTACCAGATCCAGCACGACGAGAAGCCCGACGCCAGCACCCGCTCGGAACTCAAGCGACACGGATGGCGCTGGTCCCCACAGCACACCGCATGGCAGCGCCACCTCAACAACGCCACACTCTACAACCTGACCCAGCTTTTCCCCAACTTGAAAGCCGCCTAACCCACCGACCACCAGCGCCGGCCGACCAGGACGGCAACCCCACCAGGAGACGCCACGATGCCTACACCACTCGACGCCCTCGATGACTTCCTTAACGCCCTCTGGACCATAGGCGGGACCGAAGCAACAGACGGGATTACCCTCACCCTGCCCCACAATACCGCGCTGGCTATCTATGCCGAACTGCCGCTCCTGCCGAACAAGGCACCGCAGAGCATCACCTGGATCTCGCCCTACGGAAAGATCGTCATCAAGGATGCTGACCATGCCTCCTAGTCAACCACCCACCCCCAACGAGATCAAGACCGCCCGCCACCAGCTCGACCTCACCCAGGCCGAGCTGGCCGCTGCCCTGCTGGACGCCACCCCCGACGAAACCTCCCGCTTCACCGAGTTCCTTGCCAAGCTGGGGGCCGTGCGCAACTGGGAGGCGGGCAAACAGACCCCCGACCGGCACCACACCCCCAAGCTCCGCCGTATCCTCAACCTCGACTGACGCAACAGAATCGCGCGTACGTTCGCCTCCCAACGCAAAGGCCCCAGCACACCACGCCGGGGCCTTCCGTCGTTCCTGGATGATTCTACGCAGCGTCAGCCGCTCTCCGGTAGTTCGCCCCATCCCCACGAAACCGACGTCACCCCCTCCGGCAACGGTTTCCCCGCCGCCTGCGTAAGCTCCGGGTAGCAGTCCTCGCACTCACAACAGACGCACTCCTCCCATTCGCCACGCGGCACGATCACATGCTCCCGCTCGATCTCGGCCAGCACCGCATCGGCGGCCGCCTCGGTGTTCGTCACCCACTCATCGACATATCCGTCACCATCGTCGGCGCACCTAGCCTCAGCCGTCGCACCGATGACGAGGCTCAGCCGTTTCAGTAACTCCGCCCGATCGCTCATCCCCTGCGCACTCAGCGCCTTCTGTTGCCGCTCAAACCGTTCACGCTCGACCAGCACAAACCCCGCCTCATCGATCGCCGCCAGCGCATCATCCGCCAGTCGATAACTGGTTTCGAGATGTTCCGCCAGCGCCACCAAGACAGGCCGCAACTCGACCGGAAACGTCGGGTAATGCCGCTGCCACCATTCCTCAGACAGGTATTCCGTCATGCCACCAACTCCTCCACATCGAACGTCATGCAGCCGGCCGCATACAACCAGCCGCCCTGATTACTCCACTCTCCCCATTTCCGCTGCCGTACCCGCAGCTCCTGGATCTGGCTATCGTCCACGATGAACCCCGCATCCATCAGCGCATCGATCGCGCCCTTCAGGCTGGCCGTGCAGTTGTCGATATCCATTCCCGGCCGCCGCTTCGGCCACCCGACCGTGACCGTCACCACCACCGGCCCACTGATCGGCCGCTCGGGCGCCGACTCCTTCATCGCCCACCCGCTGAACTCCCGCAGTTGCCGCCGCTTCCGGGCCTTGACCCTGTGGTGCGCCCTCGAGTTGGGCGACAACTCCGGATCGGGAACCCCTGGTACGACGACCCGCAACGCCACCGCCTCCGCCATCACGCCCCCTCCTGGTCCGGGGCCGCGGCGAGGGCAGCATCAATCATCCGCGCCAGCCCCTCCGCATCCGCTTGTGCCTGTTCGCGGCTCCTGCCCATCCCCTTCACCGAGATGAGCGCCCCGCTGGGAGCCTGCCGCGTCAGCAGATACACCCACTGATCGCCTGCCTCCCACCAGTCCGCTTTGGCCCAATACGGTTCCGGCATCGCCCCGCCCTGCTCCTGGGTCCGCTTGCTCATTGGGCTTCCTCCTCGAATGGGTCCAGATCGCCGGGTTCCAAACTCACCGTTGGCCGCTGGCCCTTGCGGAACCAAGATCGGAGATCGCCCCAATGCGCGTACTGCGCCCACTGGATCAACCGCTCCGCCCGCCCGTTCTCGACCAGCCGGTGCGTCGTGCCGATCTCCGCGAGGATGGCATCGACCCGCTCATCCGCCACCGCATCCGGGTCCTCGTACCACCCCATCTCCGCCTTTGTCGGCTCGACCAACTTCCGCAGTCGCCGTCTCAGGTCATCCATCATTCGCCTTCCTCCACTGGCCCGATGTACGCCATCGGCATCTCGTACCCCAGCACCGACCAGACCGGCGCGAAGTCCGGCGGTGGCCCATCCTCCTCGTACCCCGCCTGTACGACCGCCTCCCGCAGGGACATCGCCCGATCCTTCGACCAGATCACATGGGTCGTGCGGATCTCGGCGAGGATGGCGTCGATCAATTCGTAGTACGGGGCTCTGTGTTGCGGCGCGATCCTCCCCCAACTGTCATCAACCCACCGCAAGTCGTAATAGGTCTTGGCTAGTCGCTCCCGCACCTCATCCATCCTGTGCCTCCAACCACTCCGCCGCTGCCTGCAACGCACGGGCCACCGCCTCGGCATCCGATATGCCAATCCAGTCGAAGTCGCCAGCACGCAGATACCCATGCGTTCGCTTGCCATCTTGTCGTCCTGGCGGGAACAGCCACCACCGACATTGCGCCAGCCACCGATCGATCTCCACCTCGTGCCCCGTCCGCAGCAGCACCCGGATCGACCGCAGCAGGCCGTAGGGCAGGCCGATCAGGGTATCCATGAATTCCCGATGGGCCCGGATACTGCATCGGTTGTGCCCACCCTTCGGCATCGCGTACGACCAGAACGCTTCCGGTCCCTCGTCCTCGACGTACCCCGACCACTCGTCCCACTCCATCCATGCCCGCACCGCCTCGGCCGGGACCGCATCCTGCTCGTTCATGCTGCCTCCCGCGCCCAGCGGAGATAGTTCCGCGCGTAAATCCAGATCAGCGCCCCGGTCAGCACCAGTAAGCCCCATGCCTTCGTGTGCCAGATGAACGCCAACCAGAGCCCCTGATTCGCCAGCCCGATCGCCCACGCCCGCTTGTCTTTCTTCCCGGCCAGCCACATGGCCAGAATCGTCACGCCGCTCAAGACGAACGGCAACCATTGCCATATCATGTCGCTCACTCGACCACCTCCCGCCGCCGCTCCACCGGCATCCCCGCCATCGAGACCTGCACCGCGGCCGGCCGGGCCTGGAGCTCGTCCTCGAGCGATACATACTCTCGGAGCAGCTTGATCCAGAACGTCTCCCACTCATCCACCGGCACCCCCTGGCTCATCGCTTCCCCAATGCGGGTGAATCCGTCCTGCAACCGTGCCGTCAGCCGCGCCACCCGCTCCTCGGCGGTCTCGGGTCTGGTCTCGATCGCGCTCATGACCCATCCCTCAATTGCGACTGCAAGTTTCCGAGGCACACGGTGTGGCAGAAACTCGGATTCTCCCCGTGAAGCTGGCGGCAATCGGCCACGCATTCGTCCACCATCTCCACGATCGCGCGGCACACGTCCTGAGCCAACTCGACCGCAGTCTGGTCATTCGGAACCCCGCGTGCCGGCAACACAAACGCGATCCGATCAATGAACCTGTATGCCATCTACGCCGCCCTCCGTCGCTCGTCCGGCCCGGCCGGGAACCGCAGCACCCGCCGCATCTCGCCGCTCATAGGTTCACCGTTTCCCAGTAGCGACCGGTCAGTTTGTCGTGGCGCATCAGCACCGGGTTCGATCCCGTCAGGCCCCCGATCTCCTGGTACCTGATCTTCTGCACATGCACCTCGACCGGCCGCATCTCCTCCCCCTTGTCCCGCGAGATCACGATCCCGTTGTCCGCCTTGTTGTAAAAGGCCGCGGACCCGTTGATGTCGTAGAGGGTCGGGACCGGATACGTGCCGTCCTGCTTGCTCCGGTACAGCTTGGTCGGGTGCGCGATCACCCAGATGGCGACGTCGTGCTGCCACCCGACCCGCTTGAGAAGCCGCAACTGCTGATTGCACCACTCGGTCTCGGTCACGCCAGCGGGCCGGCTATGGTCGAGCTCGTTCCACGGATCGAGCAGCAACCCCGCCACCCCGTGGCGCCGGTGAGTCCAGAGGAACCGGTCCACCACCGCCTCCATCGTCGGCTCTTCGGGCAGCACCATGAAGAACCGGTCCCGCAGGAACTCCCGCCCCTGCCGCAGCGTCTCCCGGTCGAGCCGCTGGGTCGGCCCATCCCCGAACGGTTTCCCCGCCCATAGGCCCAGCAGGTGCGCCCAGTGGCGCTCCAGCGGCTGCATCTCGGGCGAGCAGATCGCGAACGTCCAGTCCCACTGGCTCATCGCCAGGTTCATCAGCAGCGCGTCGGTCCAGACACTCTTGCCCGATCCCGGCGTGCCGGTGATGACCGTCAGTTGCTGGCGCCTGACCGTGTAGTGGCGATCCAGCCCCGCCCAGCCGGTCGAGGCCCCGCGCCCCATCCCCTCCTGGTACAGCCACTCGATCGCGTCCCACGAATCATCGATCGTAAACACGCCTTCGACCGGAAACGGGACTGCGTGCCGCAGGAAGTCGCCCAGCGCCTCACGATCCGCCAGCAGGACCTCGTTCGCGTCCTTCCAGTCGCCCCAGTCCACGACCGAGCAGACCGCCGCCCCGATCCGCTTGACCAGTTCGTCCCGCAGTTTCTGCCCCGGCTCGTCGTTGTCAACCGCGATGATGACCCGCTCGGCATCCTTCACGGCCTCACAGGCCAGCGCGTAGCAGTCCGGCGATGGGGTTGCGCTCGGCATCGCCAGCACCGCCGTCTTGCCGGTCGCCTCCTCGACCGAGAGCTTGTCCATCACCCCCTCGACAATCACCACCTCGGGCTGGCCCGCACAGTCATCGAGCCCGAATGGGATCACCGGCTTGCCCGTCTCGAAGCGGAACCCCTTGGCGCTCAAGGTCCGCGTCTGCCGGTTCACCACCTCCCCGTCGTTCACGTACGGGAACTCGACATAGTTCTTGCCCGTCCGAACCCCGTTCCGCTTCGCAACCGGCCACTGAATGCCCCGGCTTTCCAGCCACACCACCGCCGGCCCGTCGACCAACCCCTCGGGTGCCGGCTCTTTCGGCTCAACCGGCATCCGCATCGGCCTGACCTTCACCGGTTCGGCCCGCTGCCCGTACTCCGCCAGGATGTGCTCCGCCGCCACCCTCGGGTTGGTCTCCTTGGTTTCCAGCATCTCCAGGTCGATCACGTCACCACTCACCCCGCACCCGAAGCACTTGAAGTCCTGCTCTTTCGGCCGGATGTGAAAGCTCGGCGTGCTCTCCTGGTGATACCGGCAACACATCCACCACTCGCCGTTCGCCCGCTGCTTCATCGCGAAGCCCATCTTGAAAATCGCGTAGTCCTCGATCCGGACCCGCTCCTTGACCTGCTGGATCGGATCAGCCACCGCCTGCTGCTTCGGTATCGCCACCATCACGCTGCCTCCAGGTTCATCGCCCGGTCGTACCAGATGACCTGCGCCACCGCGTCCCGGACCCCATGCCCCGACCCAATCACGATCGGGTTATCGCCTTCGTTCACCATCGCCACGAACCGGCCACCCTCGGGCATTACTTCCCCGACCGTTCCCCGGTCCGGATGCACCACCCGCCATGCCGATTCGGTTCGCTCGATCCGGTAGTCGTCCATCGTCATCTCCTAGGCAATCGACAGCCGCCGACTCTCGTCCTTGGCGACCGTCCCAAACTTGGCCGTGTTTCGCATCCACGTTCGCCACGTCGCCACCCAGTCCGCCTGCCTCGACGCCTTGCCCTGGTGGTAGTCCCGGAACTGCTCGGTATCGGCATCGACCTGTCGCCGGCTCAGCCCATTGGCAGCCGCCCACTCGTACATCCGATCGGTCACCTCGAAGTCCTCCGGGATGAGCGAAGTCGCGGGCTTGGGCGCTCTCTCGGTTCTATTGGTGGTTCTTAGTGGTTCGTGTGACATAGCTATGTCACATCTGGATGCCCTGGATGTCACATCTGGTGTCTCCAATGTCACATCTGACATAGATGTCACATGTGCTACTGGTGTCACATCTGGTGACGGCTTGGGATGTGACATAGCTATGTCACATCTGACCCGGTATTTGTTGCTGTACTGCTTGCGTTCCAGGCGCTCGATCACGCCCATCTCTTCCAGCTGCTCGATGATGCGGATGACCTGCCGCCGACCCACTCCGACCCGCTTGGCGATGGTGTCATGGCTGGGCCAGCAGACCCCCTCATCGTTCGCCCACTCACCCAGAGAGACCAGCGTGAGCCGTTGCCCGGCATTCAATCCGGGAACCCCATCGAGGGCGAACTGGACGTGCTTGATACTCACCGTTTCCACCCCATTTTCTCGAAGTGGAATAGACGCACCGGCGGCTGCGGCAACTCAATCCCGCACATCCGCAAGTACAGCTCTTGCTCCTCCGTGAATCGCTCACCTGATCGCCACGCCAAATGCTCTTGCCACTCGCACAGCGACCGCTCCCGCTTGGATGAGTTGCACGATCGGCCACTCGGCACGAGGTTGGACAGATCGTCCGTTCCACCGTGCCGCTGAGGTTGCAAGTGATCGACGCAGAAGCTGGATGCCCGGACCGTCTGAGTCCCGCAGTACCAACACACGCCGTCAGTCTTGGCCCAGACCAGATCGCTGAGCTTTTTCCACTTCTTGGGGCTTCGGTCACGCAGCGCCATCACGCCACCCCAATTCGAGGTGAGCAGATGTGTGTAAACGCAATGTGTGGGGATGGCTTATACTGAGGCAAATGCCGCTCCTTTGGTAACGTCAAGGGATCGGACAGGCCCAGGGTTCGCGTTACCAGCGCGGCCTTGGGCCGATCTTTTGTTGGGCGAATTCTACCAAAGTTCCGCGACACTCTGCCACCTATAAGTGCGAACGTACGCGGGGATAAGCGCGGTACTTATCCCCGCTGCAATTGCTAGAACGGGATGTCGTCTACGTCCTTGGGGTCCTCGACAACTTCGCGCTCTGGTGCCTGAACATCAGAGGCTGACCGGCGTTGTCGCAGCGGGAGATAACTGGAGATATTGGCGTAGGTTCGGTCGGCGCCGTCGGCTCCTGTAACCTTCTTGTGCGTGATCGTGCCTCGGCATTTGAGGCCCACCAGATCCTCGGTATCGGGCGGGATATCCGGGTCGAACGATGACCCAAGAAGCGCCTTTGCAATCGAGTAGACCTTGGCCGGCGTCGGGCTCTTTCCGCTGCCGTCGTAGAACGTGTCGGTCCGGACATAGACCCGCAGCTCGCACCCGGCGAACTCGGCGTCGTCCACGATCTTGAAATAGAACTCCTGCTCCGGATGGAACACGCCGTTGTTGTCGGCGAACTTACCCAGCCGTTCCTCGCTCAACCGATCGAGCACCAGGGTGTAGGTGTCCTCCTCGGGGAGAACAAATTCGCTGCTGCTTTGCTCTCGTTTCGGTAGCTGAACCACGTCAAAATCCTTTCAGTCGTACTTGCGTTCGTTCGATCATCGCCACGGGGTGCAGGTCCGTGGCCCCCTCTGAAAGCTCGATCGCCACCACATCGGCGTCGTACTCCCCGTCTCGCCAGTGGCGCCGGGCCTCGTCCAGCGGGTCACTCAGCGGGATGCGGGAGCCGTCGCGCATGACCGCGATGGCGGGGGCGGGGGTCATGCTGCTTCCCATAGCAACTTGTTCTGGAGTGGATGCACATCGACGCGGGGACGCGACTTGCAACTCCAACTGCGCCCCTTCACCACGTACAGGTCTTTCCAGCCTGCTGCCTTGAGCGATGTGCCCGGTTCTGAGACCAGCGTGTAGGTGATGATTCGCTTGTAGCCGAGCGCTCGTCCTGCCCGAACTGCGGCGCCGTATAACATCGAGGCAACGTGCCGAGTGCCATCCGTGCAGCAGCGCGTGACCTCTAGCGTCCATCCATCATCTAGGTGACGGTTGACTGGCCGCCCGACCTGCGCCACACCACGAACGGTTTCACCGTCCGAGACACACAGACCGAACTTCCAGCCGACGCTCGGCTTGTGGTGTCGATGGTGTAGGCGGATGAACGCATCCGCCTCCTTCTTGGTGATCGGCTGCAGCTGCAGGCTCATCGGTCCCCCTCCGTGCCCCACTCGGTTCCGAACCCGGCGTCGGCGCTGCGATCTTCGATTCGTCGTTCGATCTCCCGGATTGCCTGAGCGCCGCTGAAGTCTTGTGATGAGACAGCCACATTCAGCCGACCCCGGATGATCGAGCGCACCTCGTTCAGCGCCGTCCGCAGCGCCCGGTTCTCCGCCTCCACCTGCTGGACCCGCTGCTCGGCCCGCATGAACGCGGACGCCAGATCCGTCTCCGCTACGATCTTCTCCAGCGCCCGAAGCTCACTCCGCAGGAAGCCGGAGGTGTCCCGCTCCTGATGCAGTTCGATGTCACGCAACCGGACCATCTTCTCCAACTGATCCCGGTCCATGTCGCGGTACTGCTCGAACCATTCCTGGTCGGTCATGAAGTCCACAGAACCGGGGCCTCTGTCGGGCTCCTCGCGCACCGGCGGGGTGTAGGTCCGGGTCGCCCGGTCGTTCCAGTTGTCGCTCATGGTCGGTCCTCTCCAAGCGCATCAAGGAGCTCGTACTGGCGGTTGAGTTCCGCCTCCGCCTCCGCGTACCCGTTGACACTTGCGCTCTCCAGCGCGAGCACATAGGCGTCGTAGGCCCGCACGAAGTCACCGAGCCAGCGGTTGACCTGCTCCAACCGGGCGTAGCGCTCCTGCGTCAGTTGCTCGAAACCGGGAAGAACGGTGAAGCTCATCCGAACACCCCCACCACCACCAGCAGCAGGACCAGGGCGAGATCGGTCAGGGTGTCGCTCATGACTGGGGCTCCCCGACCTTCGGTCCTTCGGCGAGGTCTGCCGCCGCCGAAAACAACTCCGCCAACTTCCGGCAGTCGTACACACTCAGCGGCCGTGTGATCTTGAACTCCTTGACCGACACCCGCGGCTGCCAGCTCCCGCCCCTGCCCTGAAACGCAATGAGCGTCACCGACTCGCCGTATCCGAACGTCTCGTTGAGTGCCTTGTTCATGAAACGATTCCTCTCTGCATCAGCCGATCGATCACCCGCCGTCGCCGGGGCCACGACCACGCGATCCGGGGCAGGAAGCACCAGAGGGGACGGCGGTGGTGGCGATGGCGGGCGTTGGTCTTGCGGAGATCGGCGTTCACTTGGCCATCTCCACAACCTCGAACCGGACGATCCATTCGCCCCACGCCTCGGTGTGCCTGAGCCAGTCGCGCAAGGTTTCGCCGTGCTCGACGCCGAGATTGCGCTCGATCGCGGCCCGAACCCTTGCGTTCCCGGCCGCTACCTGTTCGTCGTAGTAGGCGAACCCCTCGGCCTCATAGGCGGCGTCGAACCCGCCAAGCACATCCACCAGCGTCCCGTAGGTCGCATCGTGGGTGAGTCGTAGCGTGCCGATCTGCTTTCCCTTGAATCGGGGCGACCGGTCGTAGGCGGCGATCAAGTCACCGGCCTTGAACCGGGCGGCGTAGTCGGCGTCCCAGTCCCGGCAGGTGCAGGTCTTGCGGCCGGCCAGCAGTGCGTCAGTCGTCCATGCGAAGGAGATGTTCTTCATGACTCGCCCTCGGTTTCTTTGATGTGCCAGCCCGGGGTCATCACACAGCGCCGGCATGCGAACGGCACGTCCACCGATGCACCTAGCCACTCAAAGCGCATGAGTTCTGTAGTCCCATCGTTTCCTCGCCGTTCCACCAGAGGCGCAACTCGATCACACACCGGGCACCGGAGGTAGAGGTACTGGCTCATGACCGCTCCCATGCCCACTCGTACCCCGGCTCGCCGATGTCGTTCGCCATCCCCCGCAAGGCCTCGCGCTGTGCGAGCGCCTCCCGGGCCGCCTGGCGGGTCTCGGCGGTGTAGGTGGGGCACTTGCACGCGCAGGCGTCGACCCGCTTCTGGGTTTCGGCTAGTCGCTCGAATGCGTACCGGACCCGATCCCACGCGTCCCATGCCTCTGTGATCGTCTCAGCGGTCACGTGTGACCCCGGAAGTTGCAGCAAGGCCGTGACATCCTCGATACGGCCGAGCGTGTCCCTGAGCGCGTCGTCGCGCAGGTCAGCGGCGGTGAGGTAGCGGGTGGGGGCGGTCATTCCTCGTCCTCCGCCGGCTCGAAGTAGATGGCCGCGAAATAGCAGACCAACTCTTCTGCCTGCATGACATAGGGGGTGATCCGGACATCAGTGATCTCGCTCCCGATTTCTTCACTCGCGGCCAGTTCTTTGTTCAGGTCCGCCTCGAAGTCCAAGCGGTCGCACCGCTCAACCGTGGTTACTCGCATTTGGTAGACTTCCTCCTGTGACCTCTGGTAGGGGTTCGATGGGCCGCTGACGGGTGCAACCGTCCTAAGCGGCCTTCCTTTTTCTGCCAACCGGCTGTGCCGCTCCCGGCGCCCCAGGCTCCGGCCCGTCGGTGTTGTCCACCACCAGCCGCAACCGGCTCTGGTCCCGCACGTGCTCCCGCAACGTCTGCTGGATCCATGCGCCCCGGACGCCTTCACCGTGCATCGCCCGATCCGCGAACGTGGCACTCTCGTTGATGAGCTGCCCATCGTCCTGGATCGGTACGAATGCGATCACGAGCAACCGCTGCTCGCGAGCATCAACAAATCCGTCCTCCATCACCTCCTCCAGCAGATCGCTGTAGTCCTCCAATTGCTCGACATGCCTGCGGGTAATCAGCGCGGGGCGACCCACGAAATCCTCCGATCTATGACTAGTCCTGTCGGCCATGCGGGGCCGTAGGATGTGATTCGAGGAGCCAATCTCCTCCGACCAAAGGTCCGAACCGGCAGTAGCGTTGCTATACGTTCCGGATCGTCCGGGACCGGCGAACCTCTGGGCGGAAGAGACCGTCACATCTCCGGTCTCCTCCTCCTCGGAAGTAGTGGGTGCGGTACGTGCTACGCGATAGAGACCTCCGAAACGAGTGCCTGCGATGGAGACCATCTCCACCTGTGACCCCACACGCCACCGGGCCATCCGGGTCTCATCGCGCATGAGGTCACAGGTGGAGGCGCTCCCGGCCAGCCCACGCTCGGGCCGGTTCGCGCAGAACGAGGAAACGAGAGGATTGATTGAGGGTGTACGTGGGTCGGGGATCATGGGAATTGCTCAATTTCTCGAGGCTGATGCGACGAACACGATGGCGCTGAACCACACCAACGCAGTCAGGACGAGCGCCAGTGGCCCAAACAGGCCGCCGATGGCTCCAAACAGCGCGAACGCCCCAGCGATACTCATGGATTGCCCAACTCGTTCACGCGTCATCTCACGCCGCCCTTCGGTCGAAATCGACCACCGGCAGCACCAGATCAGCCGGGTACTCCGTCTCGCCCGGCCATCCCGCCCGGTCGTCGTGCCACGGATGCGCGGCCAGATAGTCCTCGTCGGTGGGGGCGCAATCGTCGTAGTCGGCATTGGAGCGAGTGGGGATGGGAGCGCTGCATCGGATGCCGCGCCCTTTGCTTCCCTCCGGTGCCCAGCAGCCGTCACAGACGTCGTAGTCCTCGTCGGTCGGCTCGGGATTGCAGGCGTAGCGGTCGGCGATCTGCTCCACATCGCTGTACCCGCCATCGCGGAACACGGGCACTTCGGCGGTGCGGTAGCCGGTGTGGTTGCACAGATCGCACATGGTTACGCCGCCTCCTCGTTTCGTTGCAATGCGGAGAGCAGTTGATGGCCGATGAATTCGGTATAGGCCGGTGGGATGGCCTGGGTCAGTTCGTCGTTGGTCATCCAGTTGATGCCCATGGCCTCCGGCCAGATATCGGTCCCGCCCGATTTCCCATAGACCTGGACGACGCACGACTTCCGCTGTTCGCCCCTTCGCCGGAATCCCGTCCAGTAGCGGGGCTCCTGTTGCCGCCAGTGCTCACACGAACGTCCCAGCAGCAGCACATTCGATTCGAACAGCCGATGCCGCCGGACCAGCAGTCCAAAACTGGAGCCGCAGAGCTGAATCGCATTCATCAGGGGCGCCCCAACGACGTTCTCGATCACGTAGGGCGTGCCCGAGCTCAGGAGCAGGGCACGCACGTTGGGGATCAGGTCCACATGCTCGTAGGACCGTCCCTGGGCGCGATTTGCGGCAGCGATGCCCTTGATGTGTGCCTGGCACGGCGGACTCGCATGGATCACGTCGTACTCGTGCCCATGCTCCGCTACGTACTCCAACGCATCGGCCTGGATGAACCGGTGCGGGTTCCGCGGCATCGGGCGGTGGTCCACCCCGGTCACGTCGAACCCCGCCCGCGCGTACCCTTCCCCGGCCCCACCGGCCCCGCAGAACAGGTCCAGGAGTCTGGGCTTGCTCACGCCGCGACCTCCTCGATTGCCACCACCTGCTCCGGCGCGTCCCGGTCCCAGCGCTCCACGATGGGCGGCAGACCGCGTCGGACGCGATGTTGGTTGCGAATCCAATCCGCCAGTTCTCGCTCGGCCTCCTCGGCCCGTTTCGAGTCCATCGGTGGTTGCAGGGCGGCGACCAGCTTGGCGCGGAGCTCCTGTGCGGTTGCGTCCGGGGTATCCCGGTACCAGACCCAGGTCATTGCCCCACTCCCCGCAGCGCCGCCAGCTGGGTCCGCGCCGCCGCGACCTTGGTGGGGTCGATCAGAGGACGGGACTTGTTGGACGTCCACGTCCTCACCACTGGACGGCGTTCAAGCTCCTGCCGCACCGCATTCCGCCGCATCATGGTTGCCGCCGTCAGCGGCCCCCGCATCCGGTCAATCCGGTCCAGTTCGTCCCGCAGCTCGGCGGGGGTTAGGTCGGTGGGGTTCATGCTGCGACCTCCTTGTCTTGCTGTGGGCACCAGTCGCCCCGCAACATTCGCTCGTACCACTCACGAGGAATCACGTACTTGGTATCGACGCAGATGCCCGGCAACCGGCCCTCCCGGACGCCCTTCTTGTAGGTGTCCGGGTGCATGCCCAACCGGCACGCGGCTTCGGCGAGGCAGAGCACGTCAGCGCCATAGACGGGGTCGGAGGAAAGGCGACGGGGCATGGCTAGGCAATCCGTGCTAGGCGCTGACGCGCTTCGAGCGTTTCCCGATACAGGTCCAATGCGTCCTGCACGATCCGGGAGCGGTTGCCATGCAACTGCCGGACCTTTTCTTCGTCCAGCCATTCACGCTGGTCTGGCCGCAGCGATACCGGTGTCACCGGCCAATTGCTCTTGCTCTCGGATTGGTTGCTGTTGGTGTCCATAGCACAATCTTATACCACTCTGGTACAGACTGTCAATGGTTATTAGCCGATACTGAGACAATGACCACAATGACCTTTGGTGAAACCGTCAAAGCAGAGCGAGTCAAGCGGGGTTGGAGCCAGCAACGTCTGGCGAATCTCGCCGGCATGAACCGCAGCCACATCGGCGGAATCGAGACGAAACCCGGCCTGCCGCAATACGCCACCATCACGTCGATCGCCAAGGCGTTTGGCATGACACCGCCTTGCTATAATCACCGCATCGCACCGGGGACCGGCCAGCAATCGGGGTGATCCGGCGCGACGCGAGGTCAGACGCTTGGGCCGGACTGACTGACCCGCCTAACATCCCCCACCACTCGGTGCAATCGGGCGGTGAGGTCCGGCGCTTGGGGACAGCGACACAGCCCCACCCCCCCCCCACGGTGGCCCCGGTCAGCTCGCGCGGGCACGGGGCCGGTCGGCCACCACAACATCCTTGGGCCTCCGCATGGGGGCCGGTGAGCGCGGTCGTCCTGGCCGCGTTTGCTGTGTCCCGATGTCTCATAGGTGGGGCATAGCGGGGGCATAGAGAAGCGCCGGAACGATGTGCCCCGGCGCTTCTCTATTCACATCGAATTCGATGTCTTTGGCATCGCTGGAGCCCAGAGCCACCGGCACAGAAGGAACCCGCGCCCGGCAGCCCTGGGAGGGCAGTGTAGCGGCTATTTGCTGGGCGGTGTCAGATTCAGGCGCGCGATGAGCGCAATTGCCGTGGTCAGCGCCGCCCACAGCGCGACCTCGTTGGGGCCGATGATGTCCGGCTGGCTGACGGCCAGATAGCCCACGATGGGTGAGGCGATCACAAGCAGAATGTAGAGTGCCGAGCGTACTTGACGTGGTACGACGATATCGTTCTGGTCCATCAGTTGGTTCCTTTCTCGTAGTTCCAGTCGTTGCACGCATCAATGGCGTCAATGAGTTCCTGCTTGGACCAGTGCGGATCGTAGTCGCCTACTAGCCCAAACCAGCCAGCATGAACACGCAACTCCTCCAGTGCCCAATTTTCGAAATCCGGTCGCATTGATCTGTCCTTTCTTTCTCTAGTGGAACGGCCACGGCGGCCGCACAATCGCGACCCGATCCGCCCGGTAATCGATCACCCGCGTTCTGACGTACCCATCGGTCGCGACCGCATCGGCCAGCGTCTTGGTGGTCTCCCCGCCGCCCTGTGCCCCGATGCAGAGCACGCCGTTCAGCGCCATCATCACGTGGGTGATGCTCGAGGTGGATTTGCTCGAGCTGTAGAAGATCAGGTCGCCCAGATCGATCGCTTCCCGCTTGACCGTGTTGGCTTTCCAGCGGTTGTACTGGGATTGGGCGGACAGGCGCTCGGTCTCACCCAGCACGTCCTGCGATTGCAGGCAGACCGTGGTGAACCCCGAGCAGTCCATCCCCTCCTGACTCTCGGCGCCGTCGATCGGGTTACTGCCGCCCCAGTCGTAGGGCTTGCCTTCGAGACCCATCGCCGTGTCGTACAGGATGAGGCGGAGGTCAGGTGTCCAGACCGTTGGGGCTGGGGCCGAGTCCTCGGGCAGCCCCTCTAGGTAGTCGCCGTTGACCCAACCGGTTCGCCCGTTATAGGTGACCGAATACCAGCCATTCGAGGACGCCTGTGGGAGCAGTGAGACCGCGGCGCCCTCGGGGATCAGCAGGAGTGGTGCTTTGCTGGTGTCCGGGGTCGGGCGGAGGTTGAGTTCGGTGGTGGTGGTGACTGGGGTAGCCATTAGGCGGCGTCCCTGATCCGTTCGGTGTCGGCCGTTCGAATGCGCGTCCAGTAGGGGCTGATATACCAGGGGTCACCTTTCTCATCCCAGAACAACCACAGAACCGCGAATTCCTCGCCTTTGGCGATGTCCTGTCCAATCCTTCCCCCATCGACGTTGGCCGTCTGGTAGCGCGGAGTGGCTTTCGTGGCCCGCACCCGGTCGTTGACGAAAATGAACGTGTCGGTGCCCGACTTCACGAACGCCGGAACCGCATCGGCATCTTTGCCTTTGTACGCCTGCAGTGCGTCGATCGGCTTGACTGGCGCGTAGGTTGGCATCTGCGCTGGCGGAACCTGCGGCGGGATCGTCGTGGTGCCCTTCTGCCAGCCGGACAGGATTACCCGCACATCCGCGACGATCCGATCGATGGTGGCGCGGACGTAGAGATCGGGGCAAGTCTCGCGCTTGTCCTCGTTGTTTTCCCCGTGATAGATCAGATACGACCGGTTGTTTTGCGTGGGGATCAGGGGGAACGTGTCGCAGGTGAACAGATCCTCGCCCGTGGTGGATTTCAGGTGTTTGCCATAGCGGTTCGCGTGATAGGCGATCCAGAGGCACCGACTGTGATGCTCTTCGTCGGTGACGGGGTTTGTGGCGACCACAGCCGCGCAGGACCGCTCGCATGCGCTGGTGTATTTGTTGATGCACTCCGGATCAGGCCCGAAGAGCTCGATAAATTTCGCCGCGTCCTCGATCGGGTTTTTGGTCGGTCCCGATGACCATGCGTAGCGATTCCCGTACGCGTCGTTGAACCGGCGCAGCTGCCCGTTGAGCTTGGCTCCGTCGAAGCTGTTGCCGACCATCGCGTCAGTAAGGGCGTGGCCGCCTTGATACCATTCGGTTGTGCCCTCGAGTCCACCATAGGCGCTGTGGAGGAACAGCGCTGCAATGATGTGATCGATCGGGTCTATGTATCCGGCATACTTCGCGGCCTCGCTGACCTTGAAATCCACCCACGGCGGCACGATCCCGTTGTCGTAGTTGTAGGTCATTGGTTCTCCTTCTCCCGGAGGTATCGGCTCCGGATCTTCTCCTGGGGGTACGGTCACGGGGGGTGATTGGTCGGGCAGGTTCGGCCACACCGCGCGGCCGTTCTGCACAATGCGATTGCCGTAGTCATCGAGCGGGCCAGTGGGGGTATTGGTGCGGTCGAGCAAGCACCAGCGGCCGTTGACGTTGAAATCCGCGATGGTCTTGACTGACGCCGCGAGCGGGTTTCCGCGGGTGTCATCAGTCGTGAATACCGCGTCGTAGTGGCCATCGAGATCGGTGTAGTTCGCGAGTTCCGAGCCTTTTGGCACGCGTCCGTAGCGGTACGCCCACATGTGGACGACATGGGCGCGGGCGGCATCCGTGCCGGACTGGTAGACGACGCTCAGGTTCTGGCTGTTGGTGACGGCGAGCCCGGCCGGGTTGCCGTACTTTTGCCATATCTGCGAGCGCCAGGAATCCGTCTCGTTGTCGCTTTGAGCGACGAGGATGGCGAAATCGAAGCCGTTTGCCTTGCACAGCCGCCAGAGTTCCTGGAAGTAATCGAGCACCATAGCGCCACGTTTTGCACCCTGCCGCGTGGCGTACAGCACCGCCTCATCGACGGAGCCACGCGAGGGCGAGACGATAGCGTCGGTGAGCTTGATGGTCATACGTCCTCCGGGCGCAAGGCCGGAACATCCGGGCGTGGCTCGTACACGAAATTCGTCTTAGTCGTGACGGTGATCGTCGGGTGCCACGGCTGTGGCGCAATCCACCACCAGTACGGGTAGGGTGGCGTCAGTGGCGGCCCAACCGTCAAGGGCACTACCTGCCGATGGCAGGGGCAATTCGGACTTGGGTTCACGCAGTTACATGCAGTCATTCGCTCTCATCCTTTCTCGTCACATCCCACGCCACCGACACACACACCGCATCGAGCAGCAGCAGCAGCAGGCACAGGAGGGCTAGCAGGGGGCAGGTCAATGGATCACCCCCAGAATCAAGGTGGCAATCACGGTGCAGAGCACGGAGACGGTGGCCCCGATGATGACCAGCACCACTCCATCCCGCCCCTTGATTTGGGCCTGGTTGTCGAGCAGTTGGTCGATCTTCCGGTCGACGTTCGAGAAATTGGACTTCATCTCCGATACCTCCCGGCGGTAGTCCAGGATGTGGCTATCGAGCCGCCCGGCGTTGTACGCGTCGGCCTGATCGAGCCGCCGGACTTCCGCGATGTATTCCGCTCGGGTAATCGGTTCGGTGACCATCGCGTTCTCCTATGCGGTCCTGAATGCTTGCGCAACGATCCAGCCGCCACCCGCATAGGCGGTGCCGCTCGCGTTCGGGCGGTACTCCAATGCGATCGTGATGGTGCCAATCTGGGCCGCCGCCAGATTGGCGACACTCACGCTGGTCCGCCCTGGATCAGCGGCACACGCACACGTCAGGGCAGTCCCGGCATCGCTCCCGACCTGCAGGTGGACCCGCACGATCCCGTTGGCGGACGAGTGGGCGAACATACCCGCGCCCCAGGCGTACACATTCCACGTCCCGGCCGGGAGGGTGAACGAAGTCGTGACATTGACCGCGTACGCGGATGTGCTGCTGGTCGATGCCGTGACTGCGCTATTGCTGATTGCCGGGCTCTGGATGTAAGGCAGGACGGGTGAGTTTTGGATCAGCGGAACATAGAGCGAGTCGCCCAGGGTTTTGGTCAGGAGACGACGGAATTGCGCCACATTGCTGGCATCCACCACGCCCGCGTGAATCTCATCCTCGGACCCGCTCGCCCGCTTCCAGACGAGTTGGCCGCGATGGTCCTTCGTGGCGGTCGGCAAGGCCGCGCCAAAGGCGGTCAGGAGGGTGGGGATGGAGCGAAGTACTCGTGTCATCGCGTCACCATTTGGTACAATTGGGGGGACAACACAGAGAGCCGGAGCGGTGCTGAGAACACCCTCCGGCGTGGCACATCAGTTAGGAGACTGACATGCGAATTGATATTACCCCAATACAAGAAGATCGTTTCTGGACTAAGCTGGATCGCACCGGCGGCCCGCACACCTGCTGGGAATGGCAGGCATCTTGCAACAGCGCGGGCTATGGTACATACCGCATCGGTCAAGGCCGCAAGGGGAGCCACTCGGCGCTCGCACACCGCATCGCCTACTTCCTCGCTAACGGCCCTATTCCGGAAGATAGGCCATTTATTCTTCATCTTTGCGATAACCCGCGGTGCTGCAATCCTGCTCATCTGTGGCCCGGCACTCGCCTCGACAACGCTATTGATCGGGAGGCCAAAGGCAGGGGTGGCAATCATCGAGGGGTCGCCAATGGTCGCAGTAAACTCACGCCCGATGACATCGCTGATATTCGCGCCGCATACACTGGCGCTCGCGGGCAGCAGCGCCGACTCGCAGAGCAGTACAACGTCACCCCTGCGATGATTCGTTTCATTGTTCATCGGCTGAATTGGAAACACATCTAACCCTTCATATAGCTATTGGCGCGTCTAATCGCGTGCGTATAGATTGGGTTTGGTGGCTCAATAAGCTGAAGCGCCATCTTGACAAGCAGAATGGCCGCTGTGCCTGACGGGTCGCTCAGGTAGTAGCTGTCGTAGATGTCCACCACGTCGAAGTTGTCCTCACCCCGCGCCCGGTGCAGCACATCGTACACATGCTTGGCGTTGTTGGTGAAGTTGTGCTGCCATTCGGTCTGAATCCGGATCGCGACCGGCTGGCTGAACGGGTTCGGCTGCCACACCACAAAGTCATAGTTCGTGTTCTTGAGGCCGCCGAGATCCAGGTATGCCTGGTATTCCCAGTGGGGCGGGCCACCGCGGAACGGTCCAGTGCGAATCTTGTCCGCCGCCGGGGTGCCCAGCACTTTCGCCAGCGCCCAGTAGATCGGCCACTCGGTTGCCGTCGTCTTGATCGTGACGAAGCCGGGCGGTGGATCGCCGGGTCCACCGGTGTGTCCGTGGTCTTTCCCGAATTCGTAGAGCTTCGGTCCGCGCTTGACGGTCTCTGGCTTGGGGATCGGCGGCAGCTTGAGTCTCATGGCCGGTCCTTCACCTGAATCAGTTGCAACGACCGCATCCCGCGATCGTCACCCCGGCCACTCGAATCCGCCCCGCTCCACGAGGCAACGCGCACCTTGTAGGTGGTATCCCGATAGATGAAATCCACAATGTTTTCGGTCGTGATGTAACTGTCGATCGCCGCGTTCATCGCGGCCGGCGACTGATCCTCATAGGTATTGGTCAGATCGAGGGTGACGGTCCACGCGAGGTTGCCGGAAACGATCTTGGTGAAATAGAGCGCGGCCCATTTGATGAATGCCGGGTTGGCCCATTCGATCCGCAGCTCGATCTCATCGAACCGCACGCCCTCGAACCCGGAGTCCATCCAGTAGTAGTAGGTGGTATCGGGGCCAAGATCGCCTGCCAGCGCCACGCCTGCCGCGCTGTACGGCCCAGCGCAAGTGGTCCAACTGGCCGACTGACCGAGCCGGTACTTGACCGTAGGATAGGCAATCGCCACACCGTCGTTGTTGTCAGCCCGGATGCCAACCGACACCGCGATCTTGTCCGATCCCGGCATCCCCATATCGGTCAGGCCGGTCTCGATATAGGCGTCGGCTTCGTACGCGCTACCACCGTAGCCCTGAATCGACCGGGGATTGGTCAGACCGAGCGGCAAGTCGATGGTGTAGGCCGTATGGTCCGCGCCCCACCAGAGCCGGTTATGTCCGCGTGCCCCGGAGACATAAATGCGGGACACATCGGCCGGAGCGCTCGACTCCCAGACCGCGTGCCACCCGAAGCCGGTCCAGACATGGACGGACGAGTTGACGGTATAGTCCGCCCCGACCGCCCCTTCCGCATCCCCTTGCACCAGCGCATACAGGCCGTTCAGTTCGCCAGCGAACGACACGATCTTGGCATTGGCGCTCTGGGTGATCGGCAGTCCCTCGTCCCGGTCGAGACCCATCGAGCCGATATTGCCCTGCGTGTACGAGAACACATTGAGGGCTGCGCCGATGTATTGCTCTCCCCGCCAGTCGGTCGCCACCCGCCCATTGATCGGGTTGTTCGGGAAGGTCAGGTCTTGCCGGTAGAGGGTCGGGCCCGCCGGATCGAAGCTGAACAGACCGCCCGTGGTAATGACCATCAGGACCGGGTTACCCATCACGTCCCGGTCCTCGTAAATCCCGTTGGCGGTCAGCGATCCGTCGACCTTGCCATCAGTGAGGAACGAGGCCCAGGTGCTCCCGTCCTCCGAGTGCCAGAGTTGCCCTGACATATCGAGACAGATCAGGG